ACTAATGGTTATAGTTTTATTGCTAATATTTGTAATTTTACATCTATGAATATTTGAATTTGTTATATTATTGGATTCCAAAGCCAAATCATCTCCAATCTCCCAATTTAAAGCGGAAAGAACTGTTATTGTTGTAGCACCAGCATTAGCTTGAACCGTTAATTCTGTATTTACGGTTCTTTCATTACCACAAATAGATAATCCATTATACATGGAATTGTTAACGATTGAACTGCCCAAAACAAATATACCAGTATTTGTACCTCGGTTTACAACTCCAGCACTTGTCGTTGAAGTTACTGTTCCAGTAATAGGATCAATAACTGAAATACCATCAGTTGTGTTGACTAATACTATTTCCGATTTAACTAAAAGTGGATCAAGTTCTGTTCCCCAATCCAAAAATCCGCTCAAAGCTATGCCTAAAGTTCCAATGCAACTTAAAGATGTATTTACAGTTCTGTCTGCTTTCAATCGACCACCACTTAATATAATTGCATTCGCCCTGCACTCATATGGAGAAACATATGCAGATAGAGGATATAAATCAGAATCCCTAAAAATACCATTTCCAAATGCACCACTCACATCATATGTTACCGTATGATCACCTCTAATTATAATTCTTTCTAAACCGAAACTTTGTGGAGGTAGTGAGGCATCACCAGTTGGTGCCCAACCAGACATTGTGACAAAATCACCAGCACCCGTTACCCAAGTTGTTGCAGAACTCCAATTACCACTTTGTTTTGAAAAATATGTTGCCATGTTATGTTAATATTTATAGAATAATTTTCTTTTTTACTATTAAATTAGAAAGAGTTCCTGTAATATAATTAGCATAATATTCATCTCTTTGTCCATTTGTTGAAATGAAACGGTAATATGTTATATTAGATGGTGAGGACTCAAAAATATACTCGTACACATCGCCAGCATCACCGCTCTCCGTTGCGGTTCCCAATAGTGTTGGGGTTGTCTTATAACCTCTTGTTAAGGTCATCCAATCTATAATTGTACCGTATATTTTATCATCAACAGTTAAAGAACCGTTTGCACTAAGTGAACCATTTATTGATCCACCAGTTAAATTTAAAAAGTTAGTGTCAACATAATTGAATGTTGTATAATCGGCACTATTAGTATTAAAAGAAGTGTAAACCGAATCCCAATTAGCACTATTTGAATTAACACCAGTATAAACTGAATCCCAGTTAGCAGATGTATCCTTAACTGAAGTATAAACTGAACCTAGAGAAGCGTAAACTGAATCCCAGTTAGCAGATGCGTCTTTAACTGAAGTATAGACCGAATTCCAATTAGCAGATGCGTCTTTAACTGAAGTATAGACCGAATTCCAATTAGCAGATGTGTCTTTTACAGAAGTATAAACCGAATCCCATTTAGTAAAATTTACAGAACTCAATGGTAAAAATTTACCATCAACATATAGCTTGGAAACTGCTCCAGATTCATCTCCCCACAATGCACTCAACGCTGAAACTGTAATATATGTGCTTGTCCAATTTTCAGAACTTCCATTGGATGTGTATATTATATCTCTTACATTAATATCACCAGAAACCCTCAAACTACTAGTTGTACCTATATCAGCAGATAAGGCCGAAAGATAAGCCAGTGTTAATCCATATATATTTAAATTTGAAACTAAAAATTCATCTGCGATTATTTTTTTCGTATATATGTAATTTAAATTGGAAGATAATGCACTTAAAAATAGAGTTTCCGTTTTTTTACTGTAAATATAATCGGAATCGGCTGATAAAAGCCTGACATTATTTGCGGTTAATGTATTAAAGTAAGATACATTTGATGTTAAATTTTGAATTAAAGTGTTATCGGCACTTAAAAATGATACGGATAAATCCTGTATTTTGGATTTATCTATAACAGAATTTTGAATATAAGATACGTCTAAGTAGGATGATAGTGCGCTTAAAAGTACTACATTTAAATTATTAAATGTGGAATTACCACTAACACTTAAATTTTCAGTTACAAGTAATCCCCCCTCAACATGCAATGTACTTAATGGATTGGTTGTGTTTATTCCAACAAAACCATTATCAGCAATACGCATTCTTTCACTCGTAGTGTTAATTGTATCCATTTTAGTGGTATACAGTGATATATATGCACCAGCATTTGTTGAACTTTGATCCCCAGCGGCCTTAAAATTTATAGATGCATTTCCACCATAACCATAATTTGGATAATTTACCCCATTATGGGAAAAGGCTGTTAGCCTAACAATGTAATCATTAGCAGAAAGAGCTTTTTTTAAAGATTGGTTTCCTCTAGCATAAAAAGATCTAACATTATTCCCACTGCCAATATTGTTAATACTCTCTATTGCTATTATTGTATCATCTGATGTTTTAACTATATTGAGTGAAGGATTTGCGCCATTTTGATCATTATATTTTACATTTCCAATATTTACATTATCATATGCTGTTAATGTATTTGTGATTGTATCATTGGAAACTAATGTTTTGGTATTAATTTTACCTTCAACTTGATTGATAATGACGTGATCTCCGAAATTAATATTACCACTCTTATTGCTTGAATTGAATAAAATTTTACCTACAAGATCGTGGTTTGTTTCTTTACTATCATCTCCAATTACAGAGTCCTGTGGAATAGCACTTAAAAAGTTTATACCAGTACCCACATTATCAAAAGTATGAGAATATGCCACTATAGAGCTTCTAATATAGAATAGAACATCACTTCCAGAATTTAATGAATCTACTGGTGGAACATATGTTTTTCCAGTTACGCTCGCATCTGCACTTAGAGAGTATACTTTTTCAACTATAATATCACACTCATATCCTTTAGATGGAAATAATGCTGGACGTAAATTTGAAGCACTCTGGACTACAAAAAATGTACCAGAATTGTTTGCACTCAAGTAATTTATTCCAGACGATAATACCGTATAACTCCTATCTACTATTTGAAAAACTTGACCAACATATGGTTTTTTGTTTTTAGGAAATTGTTGATTTGCGGATAAATCAGGTGATCCTAAGTTTGTAACAACAAATGTATCAGTATCGACCCCACTCAAAATAGCAAATTTTAAACTACCAACCATTGTTGGCTTAGGTGATTTACCAATAGATACTAAACCACTTAACCCAAAGGTGCAATTGCTTCCATTTACTACAGCTGTACCACCATCTGTTGCAACTATGCCCTCAGTACAACAAATTGTGGAATTATCGATCACATTTATTAAACCATTACTGGATACATGTATACCCTTACCACCTTGATTGAAATGTTCACATGATTCAATTGTCATTGAACGCAATGGACCATCCGCTAAATTACCATTAACGTATATTGTACCACCAGCATCACTCTTTGTGGACTCAGTTGGCGTTGTTATGGTGTAGCAATTAAAAATGTAAGGAGGGTTTATTATAAAAGACCTCTCGACAGCAGAAGATAAATTATAATATTTTGTTTCCCAGAATTCTTTTTGTTTTACTAATTCCTCTGTAGTGAAAAATATTTCATTGTTGTCGAAACTTTTGAAATATCTACCCAAAAATGCAATTCTAAAGGGATCTAATATTATCTGTCCAGCATCTACGTTAAAATTTAAAAAACTAGATTTAGATAGCTTTGTTATTGGGTATTTTGCAAAGTCTAAAGCATAATAATAAGATGCCCTAGCTGTTGCTTCCACTATTCTGGTTGAAGGGTATCCTGTAACACTTGAATCGTTTAAACGAGCAAATTCTGGATAGGCCACAGCATATGCTGGTGAATAATAATCCTTAAATGTGAGTCCCTGAATAGATGTTTTATTGTTCACCCAAAAAATATCATAAAATTTATTTTTCGGTATTACAGTTACACTTCTTGAATTCTCACCTATTACAGTTACTCCTGGTGGAACATATATTGGATTGTCTTCAACGTAACTACCAGCTCTAACATACACGTTAACAGTATTGGGATAGGTTCCCCACCCATTTATGTCTTCAAAGTCTTTTGCATTTTGTGGTATGCTTCTGGATATCTCCAATGCCTTGGCCATGGCTCTCTTAATTGTCCTAAATGCAAATGATTCGGAATTTCCCAATGCACTGTCATTTCCAGACATATTGACAAATAGAGTATTCGATAAAGCGGGAGATACAAATTGTTTTACAACATCAGTAACGCTTTGCAAAGATGCCCTAAATTCCCCACCAAGTTCTCTATATCCAACCAAATAATCACTAATATCTGGTGGGTCGAATATTGTAAAATCACTGAATTTTTTATAAGCCATTTTAATTATTTAGTGTTGAGAAATACCTCTAACTCTTTAGGATCCATATCATAAATCTCAGATAGTAAGAAATTAAAATTTTTTTTCAAAAATATTATTTTTTTATACATATTTTGTAAGTTTGAAGTATATAATAATTTAGAAAAATAGAATAATGTGTTGTCAAAACAATTTAAATATATTTTAGGAATGCCTTTTATAAAATCTGGCACTTCAAACATTAATATTTTACTATCATTTATATGCTTCTTAATGGAATCTATGCTATTACCCGTTTCATTCAAAATATCATCAACATCTGAATAATACATGTTCTTAGGTAATTTTATTGAATTGATATTATATTTAAAAGACTCTTTTAAAATATTGCGTAATAATATTTCATATGAAACGATATTAGAATCATCATCCTTAGCTGATAATTTTAAAATTGGATTTATAAAATTTATTTTTTGATGTAAAAGTATGATAAATTTATCTATGTTGGTTAAAAGATTATAATCACTTGATGATTTTTCACATATTTCATTGAATCCATCATTAATTGTTTCGTAATCTGAATTTTCTATATACGAATTTAATTTGAAATAATCACCAAAAGTTATATTTTTAATTTTAATTTCATTTTTTAAACTAGGTATATAGCATTTTGTATATAAATTCATTATAAATATGGAATTAAATTTTTAGGAGCGGATCCACCACCAATTCCACCCTGAAATGGGCTAACTTGTGGAAATTTACCCTTAAACATTCCAGATATTGTGTTTATAATATTGGGTAAAGGTAGATATAGTGAATTAGCAACTGCATAATTGGTGTATGTCCAAGTGCTTTTCATAATTGGCGGGGTATTGGGTTCATCATATGTCAAAGTATATGACTCCACAGAGGTTGGTACACAATTAAAAAAAGTCCAAACCTTTTTTGGAATCATGGATACGTGTTGATACGTTTTACCATATTCCATAACATATACGGTGGATTTAACGTTTCTAACGTCTCTACTCCTATCGCTATCTTTTTCTCTTGCAACAAAACCAAAATGCTCTGATGCAATGACCCAAGGTCGCAATACAAAATCCGCAAAGGATGTATTTGTTTCTAAAAATTCTATGCTCATTGAATTTGTGTTATAAGAAGATCCCCTACCACCACTAGTTATTCCTGGTAAAAAACCCCTGTTATTTTCAACGGAAGCTTGCGTAACATTCATTGTTTCTCCAGGAATTGTTACTTTTTGAGCAAAAATACAACCATTTACCTTTTGAAAGGGGAATGATGTTAGTATATTTTTAGCTTGGGTTATATTAAAATTCTTATAATCACCACCAGTTACCTCTAAACCCTGCAATATTTCAGTATTGATGCATTGGGGGAATGGTTGTATCAGTATTATCCATTGAGTCTGTAATGGTATAGCGGTCAACCAAGACTCTAATTGCAATAAGAAATAATCTCTAGTAGAAACCAGAGGAGTGCCTTGTATATTAAAACCAAAGAGGTCGGCTACTTGAGGTTGAGTTAATGGGTTCCTACCATTAGCTACACCAGCAATATTACCAATCAAACTATTTAAGGCATTGCTTAAAGAATTATTTAATGCTCCCATTTTAATTATTTATGAGAGGAAGTGGGGTTGAAATACCCCACTTCCTCTCTTTTTATTAATACGAGACTTTTTTATGTCGCTGCTGCAACAGGTGGTACGGTAGCTGCATCTGCCGCTTTCCAGTAGTGATATGCCAAGCTGACCTTGAAAGATAATATATTACCGCCGCTTCCTTCTGTTCCTGGAGTATATGCAAGTGCTCCGAGGTTTCTAATACTAACACCAACTAATTGAAACTGATTGACCAATTCAAAATTATTATTTAATTGCACCAAATCAATCGTAGAAGCTGCTATCGGCGTTAAGTAATTTCCAGTACTATCCTTATCGTCGAAAGTATCCCTACTCCATTGTTGGAATTTTTTATAAAGAGCGGAATTAGCTTCCGCATAAAATTCTATTTCATAATTATCAGAACCTGGATATGTTGCCATTCCTGGTAAATTAAAGGTCAATCCCATGTATTTTACTGGAACATTTCCAATATTCCTTCCTGGCAGTGACATTGATCTAGCATAAACCAAATCCGAGTCGTCATATGTGGTGGTTGTGCCACCTGGACTAATGCTTAATATTCTAAATTGTACATCTCTTGTAAAATCTCTTGAAGATGCCGCTGTGTAGAAGTCTTGTATTGTTTGTTTTGTTGCGTTTGCCATAATGTTTTATAATTGGTTATTTGTTATTTTCCGATCAATTCATCGAAGCTTGTTCCAGTTCTTGTCGCATAGAAGTTCACCAAAATAAATTCGGCTGTTCTTACTGGTTGAATGTAGATATCAATCTTCAATTCGTTGTTATCAATGACATCAGGTGTGTTGTTTCTCTCATCACATACGATTCTGTAGTCATAAAGACCTTCAGTGTTCTTAGCATTTTCAAATATTGGTGACAATATGTTGATAACTTGGGTTCTTGTGAACAATGTGTTTGGTTCGAATACGAAGAACTTGGCTGTATTCTTTGTTGCTTTTTCTAAATTAAGGAACAAACGACGAACATTGATACGGTCAAATGCTGATGGTTTTTTGAGCAATGTCTTTTGTCCAAATACAACGAAACCTTCATTTGGGAAAAATGCTATAGGATTCATTGATATCTTATACAATTGATCACGTTGCTTTTGTTTAGGATAAAGTGCTAAATCATTTGCACCAGCCACAACTCCACGAGTAAATCCAGCTGGAGCATACCATGGTTGGAAATTAGCATCAGTATTTGCCATAATTCCAGCAGCCAATCCAGAGAAAGGAACCCACATTTGACGACTTGAAGACGAGTCAAAAACTTGTATCCAATTTGAATATGTTGTAGCGTATGAACAATTAATTTTACCAAATTGATGGCGTAATGGCCAATACATATGCTGTGAGAAATTCGTAGCACTATAATTGGCGGCTAAAGGATCTGGATCCACTCCAGCATTAGGTGACCATATTTTTTTAGTATTTAATACCTTGCTGTTATCTCCTTGTATGAAGATATTGCGAATAGGATCAAGGATAACTAAGAAATCTTTTCTTTGTTTCTCAGCGGCAAGTATGAATACGTTAGCTACGGCCAAATAATTGGATATAATTCTGTTTGCCTCATCATTAAGACCTTCAAAATTTGTAATAAAACATGCTGAAATAGCATTTAAAGGAGTTGAATCTGAATATTTACCAGCAGATAGATAAGCACCACCACTTTGTTCAATGGCATTGACGTAAATCGTGCCTAATCCAGCTTCAGGGGAGATGTCTATAGGAAATACCTCCGCGTTTTCTACCAACTCAAAGGCTCTTTCTAATTTTTTAGGTAAAGCTCCGATTTCTCTTTCAACTGTTGCTGTATTTGTATATATACCCAATGGGAACAGTGCATCAACTCTACCATAATCAGCTATAAGGCTTAATATGGTTGACTGAGTTGATCCGACTCTCTTAGCATAAGTTAAATCATTATCCTGGAATCCTGGGGAAACCAATGGAATCGATAGTCTATTACTTAAGAATCTGACTTTCTTTGCAGGATTACCATTAACATCTAAACCTGAATCCAAATATCTATCACTTAAGAAAGGATTCACCATGATATCTAAGTTTGCAGAAGATGCATTTGCAACCTTTTCAATGGAGAATGTCTTAGATGGTCCTCCATTACTATCACCGATTTCACGATTATAGTCTATAGAACCAGTGTGAGATTCAGTTAAACCATAAGACATTTGAATCGAGTTGCCACTATTTAAATTCTGACGTAATTTAAAAACAGCCAATGCTAATGTGTCATTAAATGATTCGTCGGCCAAATCATAATTAGACAGATTTTCCATAACCTCAGAAACAGAAGAACCGTCTCCAGTTTTTCCAGCCGATAATGCAAATGACATTCTACTGGTAGGTAATGAGATGTAATTTTTCGTGGCAACAACATTTTCATTGATACCATTTATGGATTGTATGCCGTCAAAATCTGTAGCTGGATTGTAATTGCTGTTATCTATGGCACCGACATAATATCCTTCGAATTTATTGTTAATTGAAGTTTGAGCTTTATTCAAAACAATCATTCCAGCATGACTTAGGGTATTGAATGAAAAAGCTTGAGTGGATACGGTAGGATTATTCGTCCAATTTATATTGCCCTGTTTGATTGACTCATATTCTTCTGGAGACAGCTCAATGTGTGTTGGCTTACCAATGTAACATGTCTTTCCAAGATAGTTAAAGGCATAATCGGAAGTTGGTAATGTATCCAACCCTCCTTGTAAACCAGGATTGGCCTCACCATTTAGTGAACTTTCAATAGATGTGCTGAATGATTGAGTGCCGATAGCAACAGCAAATGGAGTTGTATCATTACCGTCAACACTTAAAACAGCATCATTTTCAGAATTCAATCTTGCTCTAACAGGACCAGTTACATTTGCAGATGGTTCAAGAGAGTAACCCAAGCCGTAATCTAGAATGTTAATACTATCAATTTTATATGTAGGTTCGAGAGATCCATCCACATCTACAATTGGTGCTACACCAGTAGTTGCCCCCACGAATGTTATGGTTGGGGCTGTAATGTAACCCAAGCCAGCATTGATCAAATTAAGTGACGTTACACCAAAAGTACCAGTACCATCGTTGCCTAAATTGACTGAAAAATCTGCTGCATTTATACTATCACCCGTTACCTTGACTGTAGGTACAACAGAATAACCAGATCCACTATTTTGTGAAAGAATGGTTGTGCCACTTATAACAAAAGTACCAATCCCATCGTCAAGCATAACGGCTCTAGCGGAAGCTACTCTCGTATTTGTTCCAATAATTACTATTGTTGGCTCATCCAAATATCCACTTCCACCATCAGATATTAAAACGTTTGTGATTTGAAAGGATTTATCAATATCTATAGTTGGTCGAGAAAATGACTCCCCACCAAATACAATATCAATAGATTTAATTCCAAAAGTCCCTTGACCCAAACTATCGTCAGCAGTAACACCGCGTAACACAGTCCCTGTTTGACCAGGTGCATTTGAAACTATGGATGGCATTGTAACGTAACCAGAACCGCTGTTAGCAACAAGAACTGAAGTCATTTCAAATGCCGAGAGATATACATTATATGCATATCTGGAAGCTACTGGATATGCTAATGCACTGTATTTCCAACTAGAAAAACCCTCACCTTTATCAGCACCATATGGTAAACGAGTGACAGTTACCTTAGCTGGTGAAGAATTTATAGCTCCCTTCACAGAATGATAAAAATAACGTTCTGCTGAATTTGTAGGAGTACCATAAATTTGTTCAAATTCCGAAAGGGATGTTGGCTGTAGAACCTCATCAATAGGGCCTTGGGCTGCGAATCCAGCGATAAATACATTAGTTCCTACTACAGTATCTGCCCTCAATGTTAAGTCTATTTCATTAATTTCTACACCTGGTGATTGAATTGTTCTTGCCATATAAACTATTTATATTTTGTCAAGAGTATTTTTTTGTATTTTTGTATTTTTTTTTATTATATCAACTCAGCCTTGAATTGATGGTAAGAATATTGAAAAGATGACTCCATTTCCGTCGCATCTCTATCAGAATAACTCACACCGCCTAAAGAAACTGGGAAACAATGTAGAAAATCAAATTTTATTACGTTTTTATTATACTCATCCTTACCATATATTGTTATGTTGGTTTGATAATCGGGCATGAATCCATCAGATTTTATCGGTGCATTATATAAACCAGTCTTACCATCATTAAATGAATTTAACCATCGATATATGTTCCAATAGTTATTAAACATATTATCTATAGTGAAGTTGACAGTCATGTTTTCAAAAGCTGGACGAGAATATGATGTAACTTTTGAAACTTGTCCACCATAAGGTGCATTTATTGATGGAATAGCTAGAGTCGGTATAACTGAACCATATATGGAACATTGAACTGCATCTGGAATGACTCTGTTATTGGATCTTTCAAGTACAGATTTTTGTGATTTTAAAATTTTCGGCAAATCAAAAACCATGATAAACTTATCTTTTCTCTGTTTATTAAAAGCCGATTGAAATATTGAAAGATTTGTTGCCATGTTATTATTTAGAATGAATTTTTATTAAAGATGTCCCAACCATCACGTTTTAATGTTTCATAATCTGGTAAACTCGATAAAGGGTCCGAATTATCATTGAAAGTTGAAAAAACTGTGGGTAATGGCATAAATGCTTGGGCATCCCTTTCATTGACATATATGTTGTTTGGTGAAATCATATCTCCAATACCATAATCAGCTGGTTTTATTTTCAATGGTCTTTGATTATCATCCACAGATATGATTTCATAATATCTTTTACATATATCATTAATTAAAATAGCAACTGTCCAAACTAATGCCATAACCCTATCATCTAATGTATTGGCTGTTCTACCGCTCCAAGTACCATTTGGGTGTCTGATAAAATCTTTCAATTCCATTAAAGTTTTAATATCCCTTAATTTTATACAACGCATTTCATTTAAAAAATAACGCATATTTGTTACACCTTCTATTTTTGAATTCTGGTGACTTATAATACCGCTTTTACTTGTCAACTTAAAATCGTTTCCAATCGCTCCTTTAGTACCCCAAGTTACTATATTTTCATAACCATAATTATTTTTTAATGAATCTACAACTTGAGCACCACAACCATTTCTTTCGATCAATACTGGTGGTCTTCCCCATTGTTGGAGAATATCGTGTAATTTTTGTGCAAAATTATATGGTGATATTTTTTTAGTGTAATATACGGCATCTTGTGTAATATTTGTTAAATCTGTTACATTTAATATTTGACACACTGTAGCATTTTGGTTCAATCCTTCACCAACATCGACTCCTACTGCATAAAAGTTATTATCTTTGGGTTCATCCCATACAATATATTGACCATCATCAAAAATAAATTCTGGATCTTTACAACTCGATTCTAACATGGTATATACATCTTGATCTATTGGTATTTCACCAGATGCTAAAAATGTATTTTCATATTCTTGTAAAAAGGCATCCCTAGATTGAAGAGTCCTGACAGTTTCATTTTTCCATTTTTCATCACGGCCAGGTACATCCCACCAATCAACTCTTTCTGGATGCCACCCATTCCATTCCCCACCTGTTTTATTCGCACCCTCCCATAAACTATGAAACAAATTACCAATTCCATTTGGTGTTGAAGCCGCTAGAATTTTTGATTTCTTTGCAGAAGAAATGATTGGATATACTGATCTCCAGAAATTTTCCAACAAACCAGCATCAAGGAACGCCAATTCATCTAATACTAAACAATTTACCGATTCACCACGACCAGCATCACTACTTGTTGTAGATATACCAACGCTTGAGCCATTAGAAAGAGTTATATTGGTTTGCCCATACTCTACAGCACCAGCTTTAATGAAGTTCGGCATCATTTCAAACGCTGTTTTAATTCTCTTAAGAATCATCTTTGCAGTTTGTTCTTTGTTGGCTACAATTAGAATTCTTTGATCTTCCTCAAACAATGCAACCCATAGAGCATATATAGTCATTATGGTCGTTTTTCCAATTTGACGACTTGCTAGTAATATATTAAATCTATTTTCTGTTAATGCTTTTAAAATTCTTGTTTGAAATTTATGTAATTTAATTTTTTGTCTACCATCATCGACATTGATAATGTAAAAATAATTACTTGCAAAGTGTAGAATATTTTTCCTACACTTTGCAAGCTCCTTTATCATTTGAGGAGTATAGTCATATTCAGTTTGAGCTGTTGGTAAGTTGCTGTTGCCCAAATAGAACTTTTCTTTTAATTTTTTTAATGGCATTTGATAATATTTAGATTCTCAAAGTATAAATACTATATGATGAATAATACGAACAACAGATCAAGCTCAATCAAAGATATCGGTAACATTTATCGTCAAATGCAAAATCAAAAAGCATCTTTGATGAATGAATCGGTATTACTAGAAGCCGCTAAAAAGAAATCAGCACAAGTTAAGGCAAAAATGCCCAAAGATACTTTCCCATATTCCAGTGATAATGTGAAAGAGCCTTCAACATTGAAGAAAACTGGGCCTGGTAATGTTAAAAATTTAAAAAAACTTAAAAAAGATAAGAATTTTTCACAAAAAACTAAAAAAATTGATGAAAGTGGTATAAATAACTTTATGAGTATATTTGATAGACTTTATGAAGATGTCATGAATAATGACGAACTAGATTTTAACGCAGGAATCGGCACAGGTCCAGAAGGTGATGCTGGTGATTCCGATCTCGATCTCGACACCGATAGTGATGATGATAGCGACAGTGATAATGAAGTCACAATCACACTTGATAAGGATTTAGCTAAAAAATTGCTTGACGTTTTAAAAGACGTTGTTGGTGATGACGATCAAAGCGACACTGATTTGGAAGACCTCGGTGTTGATACCGATTCTGATTCTGATAGCGAAGATGAAGATTACGAAGATGAAGGAAACGAGGAGGAAAACAATTTCTATGAAACCACAGACATTGAAAAGGTTCCTGATTCTGCTGGTCATAAACTCCAAAAAGGTTTTGCAGCCTCTGGTAACATCAAAGCATCCTCTGGTAAAGCAAATGCTAGTGTAACCAATACAGTTGGAACTGAGACTGGTAAACATCCATTTGACCATAAGTCCGAATTAACCAATCCTTCTAAGAATAAGGTTGGTAATTTCAAAACTGGTAAAAGCCTCTTTGAACAATAGAACAAATTAAATAAATATAGAAAACCCTCGAAGAAATTCGAGGGTTTTTTGTTGTTTAATTTAAATGTTTAATTCGTATTTTAAACTACCGCAGTCATAAACATTTTTGGTTTAATGAATCTAGTACTTCCCTTATATTTTTCATTTAAGAAATTGGTTATTTTGTCTTTC